TCCTTGATCCGATTCTCGGCGGCGGTGCTGCCGGCCAGGAGGAGGTTGAGCACCTCGAGGCGGATGCGCTTGGCCTGCAGGGTCACGTCACCACCTCGTGCAGGATCAGGTCGGCCATGCCCTCCCCATCGGGCTGCACGTCGATCACCCGGTACTCGGTCCCTCCATCCGGCACCTCCACCAGATCATCCTTGAGGGGCTCGGCCGGCAGGTCCTCGATCTTGACACCGAGGCGGGGCTCGGTCTCCGAGATCCCCGCCTCGAGCTCACCGTCCAGGGCGATATGCGGCGCGCGGAAGATCCCGCGCACCAGGTACTCCCCGCCGGCTGCAGGCTTCCATCGAACCAGGCCCACGCCACGCTCGCCAAAGGTCCGCGTGGCGTGGTCCTGGACGTTTCCTACCTGCTCGGCCCATCCCACGGTGGGATCCCCGCCGGAGCGGGGAGTCACGCGCTAGGGCACGGCCAGGCCGCTGGCGTTGGTGAGGAGCACGGTGCCGACGGCCGCGGCCGAGGCGGCGGCGGCGGCGGCGTACCCCTTCTCGGTGTTGCCGCTGGCGGTCTTGGTGAAGGAGGGGCCGGTGGTCTCCCAGTAGAGCACGTCCCCCACGGTCCAGGCGGCGCCGGTGGTCTTGGGGGCGTTTCGGAACACACCGCGCACCTGGATGGTGTAGGGCGCGCCGCTGGCGGCGTCCTCCTTGACCACCCCGAGGATGGCGCCCACCACGAGCCAATCACCGGCCGTGAGGGCGGCGCCGGCCACGGGGAAGGTGAGGGAATCGCCGGGCTGTACGTAATCGAGATCGGGCATGGGATTGATCGGGTTGGGGATGCCGCGGGGCCCCTCGGCCGGGCCCCTTGGCGGTGTCTCTTCTTGGCCCGTTCACGGCGGGGGTGGGTAGCCGAGCTCACCCCCGCCCGGGGTGGTGTCCGATTCCGGGAGGCCTACGCGGGCTCGGCCCCGTCGCTCTTGACCATGCCGCGGAAGTCGGCGGCGATGACGTAGAAATCGTGCAGGCACCGGATCTCGGTGCCGTCCACGTTCCAGCCGGCGCGGGTCTCCACCCGCGGGCCCTCACCCATGCCCTCGAGATAGCCGTACATGAGCGTATCGCATTGGGCCGGGTCGCATGCCCCGTAGAAAACCGTCTCCGAGGTGGCGTCGAGCCGGGGCTCGGGGATCACCCCCTGGGAGAGGCTGGCAAACGGGTTGACACCGGTGGGGGCGTTGGGGTTGACCACCCCGGTGGCCTGTTGGGCGTGAGTCTCGAGGGCCGCCGGCACGATCAGGTAGCGCAGGGCCAGGTTGAGGATGCGGCCCGCGATCCCCGTTTGCTTGCGCATCACCTTGCGCATGCTCGTGAGGCCGGTGCCGGGCGTGGCCGGGTTGAGGGTGCCCACCGAGAGGTTGGCGTGGCCGGCATCGAAGAGGGCCGTACCGTCGCTCATGGTCACGTTGTCCGTGAGCAGGGCGTAAGCCAGGTCACCCTCGGTGGCCGCGGCGGCGGCGCCGAATCCGCGCGGGATCCGGGAGAAGCCGTCGAGGTCGTCCGAGACCATGGCTTGGCGGGTGAGGCCGAGCATGATGGCGTAGGTGGAGAGCAGGGCCGGCTCGGCATACTCACCGAGCACCCCGCGGGTCACCTCACCCTGGGCCTCGAGCTTGACGAGGGAGGGCGCGCCACCGAGCTGCACCACCTTGGCCTGCTTGAAGTCGGGCAGGTCCTTGCGGGTGCTGAACCGGGTGAACGTCCGCGGGCTCTCGTCGTACGCGGTGCGCAGGAACTTCTTGGCCACGTTGGCGAGGAGCTCGGGGAAATGGCTCTGGCCGTGCAGGGCACGGGTGGCCACCTCCATCGGCACGAGGCCCTCGCACCGGACCCCGTGGGCGTTCTCCATCCACCACCGGCCGAGGTCCACCATGCGCATGCCGCGGAACCGGCGCGCGCCGTCGTCGAGCTCGGGCAGGTTGAGGGAGCCGTCCTCACCGCGCTCCTGGTAGCCGGCGCGGTGCAGGAGCCAGGTCTCGATCCCGCGGGCGGCGGTGTCCATCTCGGAGCGCACGGTGGTCACGTGGGAGCCACCGCCACCGAGCTGGGTGTCCCGCTCGGCCGCGGCCTCGAGGGCGCGCACGCGGGCATCGGCCAGGGGTACGTCCCCGTCGATCTGGCGGGTGCACCAGGCCTCGGGGAGGTCCAGGCGCCGCGCCAGGTCGCGGATGGAGCTCTGGCGGGCGCGCTCCTCCGCGCGCACCTGGGCGGGGTCGGTCTCGGGCGAGGCGGGAGCCGGCGCCGGAGCCGGCGCGGCGGGAGCCTCACCGCGCGCACCGTCCGCGGGCGGATCGGCGGGCGAGTCGGCGGGCGGGGTTGCGGGCGGGTCGGCGGGCGGATCACCCTCGGCGCGCTCGCCCCCGGTCTCGGCGTTGGGGTTGGCCGGCGCGGCGCCGGGGCCGGCGCCGGTGGGCGGGGAATCTTGGCCGGGCTGGGCGGCCGGCCCGGAGGTCGTCGGTTTGGCCATGGTCCTGAATCGCTCGGGGTTGGTGGTCTCGATGGTGCACTCATGCGGGCCGAGCTCGGCCGCGCGCATCATCGAGGGGTCGTCGGCTTCTGCTCGAATGCCGGCACCCGCATCGGCGGCCACCGGCAGGAAAGACACCTCGAAAGGTTCCCATTTCGTGGCGCGGAGCACGCGCACCTTGGATCCCTCGGGGGTCACGTCCTTATAGGCAAAGACGCGGTATCCGATGGACACCTGGCGCACGATCCCATCCGCCACGTCCTGGCGCACGGTCTCGAGGTCGTCTCGGCGGCTGAATCTGCCCCGCACGTTGATCTGGGAATCACGCACGAGCTGGGCAGATTCCACCACTCCCATCACGTCCCCATCCCGCACGGAATACCGGCGGTGGGAGTCCAGGATGGGCGCGCCATTCCGCAGGCGCTCGAGCTGCACCTCCCCCGGCTTGAGCCCCAGCTCCTCATAGAAGGGCTCACCCATCCACGGCCTCTGCAGCACGCGGGCCCCCGTGGAGGCCACGAGCTCGAAGGTGAGCCGCTCGGGGTCGAAGGTCTCCGGGGTTGTGGCGGCGCGGAGGTACACCGGCGCCGCTTCCAATCGGAGGGTGGTGGGTGCTACTACCATGCCCCCAGGGTTGCCACCGGGGCGGGGAGAATCAAGGCCGTGGGTGGCCGTTGTGGCCGGCGGCCACGAGCTGCTCGAGCTGCTCGGCCAGGTCCACCTCGAGGTCCTCGAGCTCGCGGTTGCCCTCCACGAGCAGGGCCGCGAGTCCCCGGGCGGTCTCGCGCACGTCCAGGCCGCGCGCTCCCGAGCTCGAGCTCGAGGCCGCGCCGGCGGGGGTCACGTTCCCGGAGAGGTCGGTATCCAGCACCAGGCCGCGGGCCTCCGCCTCGGCCTGGAATTCGGCGGCCTCATCGAGGAGCTCGAGGGGATCGCGCCCCTGGCCGCGGATCTCCTCGGGCAGGGTGGTGAGGCCGGCGCGGATCGCGTCTTTCTGGGCCAGCACCTCCTTGCGGGGATCCAGGTAGGGCCGGCGCGGCATCGTCCACCGCGCGCCCACGCGCTCGCCGAGCTGGCCGGAGTCCACCGCCGCATCCACGAACCACCGCCATATCGGGGAGCAGAGGGTGGGCAGGAGCTCGAGGTGCTGGTGCTGCACGATCTCGGCCCACATCTCGAGCCACCCCATGCGGCCGGAGGTGAAAGACACCCGGTGCAGGTCCCCGGTCAGGGCCTCATAGGTCACCCCGTAGCCGGCGGCGATCGCGCGCAGGGTGAGGTTGGCCACCTCCACGTACCCCTCCGCGTTGGGCGGGCTCGTGAAGGTCATCTCTTTCCCGGGCGGCAGGATCTCGATGGTGCCGTGGTCGAGCATGTCCGTGGGATCCTCCCCGGTGGCCACGGTGGGCACGATCGAGGTATCCCCGTCGATCCCGGCCTCATTGTCTTGCATGAAACCGACGAAGCACGAGGCGATCTTCCGGCGGAGCAGCTCGGCATCGTCGAGCTCGTCCGCGTCCCTCAGCTTGAGGATGCAGCACGAGCCCCACGGGACCCCGCGCACCTGGCCGGCGCGGTCCTCGCGGAATACGTGCAGCACGTCCGCGGCGCGCACGAATCGGGATTGGCTGGCCACGTCCTCGCCGGGGTGCTCGGGGAAAAGCCAGTACCCCTCGAGGCCACCGATGGGAGTGAACTGCACCCCCTGGACGATCCGGCCCCCGTTGGTGAGCCGGCGGTCCCGGCTCGAGTCCAGGTGGTCCGGCTCGAGGATCTCGAGCTGCATCGGCACGGTGAGGCCATCCGAGGGCCGGCGGAACCGGCGGCGCACCAGGCACTCCCCGGCCTCCACCACCTCGCGGTGGACCGTGCGCTGCAGGCCGTAGACGTTCCGTTTCCCTCGGGCGTCGCATTCCTTGGTCTCGGCCCACTCGCGCCAGAGGTCTTGAGCTCGGCGCGCGGTGCCCTTGCTCTCGTGGCGAGCCTGGGGGCGGATCCCGGTGCCGATGGTCCTCGAGGAGAGCACGCGCACCGCCTTGCTCGCCCACTGGTTGTTTGCCACCAGGTCCCGCGATCGAGCGCGCAGGAGCTCGAGGGCGCCGCGGATCTCGGCATTCGGGCCTCCCCCCGGAGTCACCCACCCATCGAACCGCCGGCCGCGGCCGGCCCCCTCATACCGGCGCACCCGGGTGCCGGGCATCGGCGCCAAGGTGGTGCGCCGGCCCATGTCCAGGTGGCGGTGGATCGTCTCCGCGGCGAATCGAGCTCGAGCTCGGCGCAGGGCCCGCTCGGGGGCAACCGCCGCAATCGCGCGCTCTAGGAGCTTCATCTCACGTGCCAGGGGAGGGAGTTATCGAAGGTGGCGAGGGTCACCGGCCAGATCCCTTTCGAGCTGGCCATCCGCTTCCGGCGCGGCCCCGTGGGCTCGAGGCCGAGCTCTCGGGCCATGATGCGCTGCAGGGCCAGCATGGCGTCCTGGTTCCGGTAGCGCACGCGCCGGTCCTCATACTGCACCTCGGCCACCCCCTCGGCGATCGCGGCCGTGAGGGCGTCGTACTGGGCTTGGGTGTAGGCCATGGCGTCTACCTACGTTGCCGGCGGTGGCGCTCGAGGTCCAGTCTCCTCCGGCCCCCTCTCGAGCGCCGCGGCCGGGGGGGCTTGGGCTGGGCCTCGAGCTCGGCGGCCAGGCCGAGCTCCTCGCGGGCCTTGGCCCACTGGTCCTCGCCCCACCGGTCCATCCCGATCGCGGCGGCGGCGCCGCGGGCGTACACCCTGCAATCGAGGGCCTCGTTTCGCTCGCGGACCTTCTGCCACTCATAGAACCGCTGGCCGGTGCGCTTCCGGGTCCTCGGGACGAGCTGCTCGGCACAGAGCTGCTTAAAGTACTCCTCCCCGTACTCGGGGAAATGGCACCACCCATAGGGCAGGCCCTCCTCCTCGGGCTTGAGGGGGAGCTCGGCGCGGAGCCACCCATATAGCTCCTCCTTGAGCACGTCCACCCCCAGAGGCCAGAGCATGATCCCCCGTTTGAGCCGGCGGCCCCCCACGGTCACCTCCTGGGGGGTGGGGTTGCCGATCGGCCTCGAGAAGGTCCCGCCGCGGCCCTTGATGGCGATTACCTTGGAGCGCGGTTGCCGGCGCACCCATCCGTACACGGTTTGGGTCTGGTCGCTCGAGTCCACCGCGGTCATGCGCACGTGCATCACCGGCCCGGTGGCATGGCGCCAGGGCGAGGCCAGGAGGCGCTCGAGGTCCTTCCATACCTGGCCCTCCGATGGCTTCCCCGGCAGGGATCGGTAATCCACGCTCCAAGACTCGAAATCGGGCGCCCATCCGACCACCTCCACCTCGAGGCGGTCCCGCTGCACGTCCACCCCCGCGGTGAGCACCACCGCGCCGGCGGGCACCACCCCCATGGGGTACTCCTCGCGCCGGCGGTAGAGCACCTCCCACTCCGGGGTCTCCCCCTTCTCCTGCCAGGGCTCGCCGAGCTGCTGGTTTACCCACACCTTGAGCAGGGAGGGCACCTTCTCGGCGCGCAGGAACTTGGCCGCGATCTCCCCCCAGGAGATCCACCCGAAAGGGGCATAGAGCGCCGAGATGTGGTAGCCGCGCTCTAGGTCTCCATTCTCGGGGGCCTGGGGCACCCACTCCCCGGCCTCGAGCATGGCCGGTTTGTGGTGCTCGTGGATCTTCTCCCCGCAGGCCTCGCACCGGAGCCAGATTTCCCGCGCGCCGCTGAGGAGAGCCTGGCGGAGCGCGGCCCGGGTTTCCCCCTTCACCCGCTCCCATTCGATCCCGCGCCGGCCGTCCTTGCGGGTCCACTCGATCCTCTGGCGGTGGTCACAGTGAGGGCACGGCACCAGATAGTGGCGCTGGTCTGTGAGCTCGAAGTCCCGCCACACCCTCGAGCGCCCCATGAGGGTGGGGGTGGATAGCTCGAGGGTCTTGGACCCGGGGTAGTTTTGCTGGCCCCGCTCGGCCAGGGCGATGGGGTCCCCCTCCTCGTCGAGGTCCTCGGGGTAGGCGTCCACCTCATCGAGCACCAGGTACTTGAGGGGGATGGAGCGGAGATCCCCCGAGCTCTGGGCCGAGCCGAACACCACCAGGCCGCCGGGATAGTGTTTCTCGAGGGTGGTGTTCGCGGAATCCCTACTCTTCTTGGGAGCCACCTTCCCGGCCAGGGATTCGCTCTTGAGCAGGGGATCCACCCTCTGCCGGGAATGCCGCCGGAGGGTCTTGTCCGAGG